CATTCCCAGAGAAATTTATCCCGAAGAAACAAAAAGGGCGCAAGTCTAAAGTAGCTTTGGAAACTGAAGTGCCTGAGGAACCAGATACTACTCCGCCAGAGCTTGCAGATGAAGCAACTAGAGGATTGGTTCGTGCGCGTGATGATAACGGGCATTTTATGGCTGATGATCCAGACACACCAGAAAACGAAGCGTGGGTTAAAGAATGATCTTAGATGATGTAATCATAGAGGTTAGGCGCATCATACAGGATACGAATATACCGTATCGTTATAGTGATGATGTATTGTTGGGCTTTGCTAACCAAGCTCTAAAACGTATAGCTGTGCTGCGCCCCGATCTCTTTGCTTCCATCGAAGATATACCCTGCACGGATGGCTCTGTTGTTCAGTCTGCCCCAGCCGATTCTATACGCCTTATTGAAATATACTCTGTAAAAAACGGAGATGGGATTATTGAAACAAACCGTGAGGCTTTGGATCAAGCATACCCAACATGGATGAACGATGCAGCAGGGCCTACTGTAAACTTTATGCGGCATGTTCGTAACCCAAATAAATTTTTTATATACCCTAAAGCTCCTGCCAATCAGGTATTGGTTGGGGAGTATTCTAAAACTCCTGCTGTATATACAGGTAGTCAAACTGTTGATTTGTTGCCGGATGCCTACTTCCCTGTAGTAATTGATGCTACAGTGTTTATAGCAGAGTCTGTTGATAACGAGCATGTAAACTCTCAACGTGCACAGTTGTTCCAGCAATCCTTTACTCAGGCCTTAGGTGTTGCCGCACAGTCTCGCTCGATTACTGATCCTGAGAGTGGCGGACTTGAGAGGGAGGATGTTGTATAATGCCAAACCGTGCTTTTAGAGAAATCGTCACTAGGCTCGCTCCAAGCGTCCCTGGTGCCCCTAACGTAGTTGTAGAGCAGTATGTACGGGATGCAGCCATAGAGGCGTGTGAGCGCACCTTAGCGTGGCGCTATGAGCAACCTCAGATACGACTTAACCCAGGCGGGCATGATTATGCGTACGACCCACCAGATTTTTCCGAGGTGCATGCCATCTTAACTGCTACAGTAAACGGGGAAAAACTAGCCCCAATTTCTTTAGAGCAGCTACACGATGTATACCCCAAGTGGCCGTATGTATCATCAGATGAGCACGCGACTCCTAGATATATAACATCTATAGACCCAGATAATTTTGCTGTAGCGCCAGTTCCAGACGGTAATGTCAACTATGATGTGCGTATGATTGTAGCTCTTAAGCCCCTACGCACAGCAGAAGAGATGGATAAAACAGCTCTAGATGATTTAGAAAATGTAATTATGCACGGGGCGTTGCAGCATCTTTTGGTGTTACCAGATCGCACATGGAGTGATAGAGAGCTAGCGTCATACCACGCAAAGCAGTTTGCCTATAAACTATCAGAGCGCAGGGCTAGAGCTAACTTAGGTACAGGCAGAGGCTCTATGCGTGTACAGAACCAAAGATTTGCGTGAGGTGAAATATGGCAGATACAATTAGACTTGTTAAAGGTGACTCAAAACCAGTAATCATTCTCACGCTTACTGATGAGTCTACTGATAGCCCGTATGACTTATCACCGTCGTCTGTGAGTGTATCTGTTCGTTTCCGTAAAGCCAACACTAGCACTCTACTTAGCACGATTAATTGCTCAAATGTAAACACAGGTACAGACGGCAAAGTACAATTTGATTTCTCTGGCGGTATTCTTACTAACGTAGATGCCGGTCAGTATGAGGGCGAGGTTGTTGTAACAACATCAGGCGCTGGCACACAGACTGTCTATGAAACACTGAGTTTCAGGGTTAGAGATAATCTGACATGAAGATAGGGCTTAGTGTAACTGTATTATCTATTAGCGCTGCCGCTGTTGTAAGCGACATCAGCGTTGCAGTAGCACGCCCTAGTTATATAGAAGCTGAAGTTAATGCCGCTACTATAATTTTTAGCTCAGCGGCACGCCCGCTTGTTCTACCCCAGACTAACCTACCTTCTGAGTCTGTGTTTCCTACTGATAGCCCCGATGGAGTTAGTTTAGTAGATACAAACCTACAAAAAGCTGTTGACACATTTAAGGACGAAGCAGCTTCCCCAGTAGATTCTGATCCTATATTTGACGCAGATAAAATCCTAGCGGATTCCGTAACTGTAGTAGAGACACGCGTAAAAGTATTTACAGGTCTTATTGATTTTGACCCATCAGACCCTGACGTTGACCCTGACCCAGTAAATGTAGCAGAGGACGACGTTAAAGATATAACCGTTGGCGAGCTTGCTGATAATGATTTAGCTGGTAGCCCAGGGTTAATAGGATTCACGGCTTACGGTGATGCTCAATTATCTACGGCTGTAAAAAAGTACGGTACTGCTAGTCTGAAGTTAGATGGTACGGGGGATTATGTTCTTTCTGACGACACACTAGACTACGGTAGCAATCCATTCACCGTGGAGATGTGGGCTTATCCTACTAGCGGCACGCAGGATGATGTAATCTTTGATTCCCGCGTGGCTTACAATGACGATAACATTATGCTGCGGCAGTCGGGTAGTTTTCTTGTAGCTATCCGAGGCAATGGAATACTTAAAACCCAAAATAATGTTTTTAGTGCTAACACATGGACACATCTTGCAGTTACTCGCGGCGGGACGTTTGGAAACACATATACTATTTTTGTAGACGGGGCTGTCATACATACAGCTACTTCTGGGGGTACTCCTGCAGCAGCTGAACTACGCATAGGTGCGGACTTTAATAACTTAAACGGTTGGGCAGGTTACGTCGATGGGTTTGCTTTATCTACATCGGATAAGTATGGCGGGCAGGGTTTTACACCAGCGTCACCTGTAGCTGTCGATCCTACAAATCCTATAGTTCTTGCGTTTGATGGAGCTAATGGCTCGACGACTATAGACAACACAGGCATACCAGAAACTGTTGATGTGTATGTTACAGAGTCTATAGCAAACGAATTAGACATACCCAAGACTGATGCTGTCACAACAGCAGAGGCCATTGATGATTTTGATATTGATAAAGCTGTGTCCGATACCGCGACAGCTTCTGAGGCGATTGATCGCTTCGATGTAGCGACTGCCTTTGGCGATACTGTATCTGTAACAGAGGCATTAGAGAATGAAGTAACACTGCCTGTGGCTGATTCAGTTACGGCTGTACAATCCAACATTAAAACATTTACCTCGAATGTAGACTTTGATTTATCTGACGCAGATGTTGACCCTGATCCAGTTACTGCAGCGGATGCAATTAGTGAGTTTGATTTTAACAAAGGGCTTACTGACGCCGCTACAGCCACTGAGGCAGACGCTAAGGAAGTTACGGTAGGGGAGCTAGCAGATAGCGACACTGCCTCTCTAAGCGATTCTGACGCTAAAGAGTTTACGCATGGTGGGTTTAGTGACGCACTTACTGCTGTTGAGGGTATTAAAAATAACCCCGAGATTGTTAAGAGTGACTCTGTAACCACATCCGAAGCTCAAGTATTTGATGCTAGACCCGAGCTTTCAGATTCTGCGACACTCGCTGAGGCTATTGATAACTTTGATGTAGACCTTGTTAAAGCTGACGCCGTTAATGTATCTGATGTAAGTGTTAAGAACTTTACAGAGAATGTAGACTTTGATCGTAGCGATGCTGACGCTGACGCTGATCCGGTAACTGTGACTGAAACTTTGGGCTTCGATGCTACGCATCCGCTATCTGATTCGTTTTCACCATCAGAAGCTCATGTGTTTACGCTTACAAATGTGTATACCGATACTGCTACAGCTACTGAGTCTATAAATACGTTGCTAACCTTAGGCGACTCTGAGTTCGTGTATCCAGATTTTGTCTCTGTATCTGATGGCTACAGAAGATTTATAGAAGAACCTTACTCATACACGATATCTAGCACAGATTATTTTGTACCACTTACAGGTGTTATAGGAGCAGCAGAGACTATAAATACTGTTATGCTTGCCGCAAACCGTGTAACTGTGCCTGATACAAGTTCCGCTGGACTTCTTGTCAACTTTCATTATACTGATGTTGATGAAGATGACCGAGCTTTGGGCGGATACTACTTCAACCAAACGCCTATCAATGCTGGCAACAGTACGGTAGGTGCTAGAACAATCTTGTAAATAGGAGCTGACCATGATTCAAGATTCTATCAAAGTGACCGGTGAGTTGAAGATCACGGTCACAAATCCTAACGGAAATGTAACTCAAGAAACTGTAATCCCTAACCTCGTTGTTACTTCAGGCAAAGATTATATTGCTGAACGTATGAAAGATGCTACGACAACTGCTATGTCACATATGGCTATTGGCACAGGTAGCACTGCAGCGGCAGCTGGCGATACTACACTGGGTACTGAGGCAGGGCGCGTAGCGCTTACGTCTACGACAGTCACAGCTAACGCAGTAGCATATGTTGCTACGTTTGGGGCTGGGACAGGTACCGGCGCTATCACTGAGGCAGGCTTGTTTAATGCCAGTTCAAGTGGCGATATGTTGTGCCGCACAGTGTTTTCTGTTATCAACAAAGGAGCAGCTGACACTCTAGGTATTACTTGGACTGTTACTGTAAACTAAGGGGCTAACGGATGAGCGTCAAATTTGCAAACAATGCCTTTGGTACACTAAACGCAGGTATAAGTAACTCTGCTACTAGCATTACCTTGTCTAGTGGGCAAGGCGCTCGTTTCCCTACTCTTGCTAGCGGTGAATACTTTTACGCTACACTTATCGACACAAGCAACAACCTTGAAGTTGTAAAGTGTACTGCTAGATCAACAGACGTATTAACGGTTACTCGCGCACAGGAGAGCACAACAGCTCAGGCGTTTGCTATCGGTGACAGGATCGAGCTTCGTGTTACTGCTGGCGGTCTAACAGACGCGGCTAACCCCTACGATAAAGACACGACATCTACAGGATCTCTTGCATTGCCAGTTGGTACAACAGCTCAGCAGCCTACGGCTGCGGACACTGAAGGCCACATACGCTACGACAGTGACGATAATGTTGTATATTATTCAAATGGCACAGACTGGCTAAAGATTTCTTCTATTGTACCTGTTCTGTCGTCTGTTACCGGCACTATAATAGTAGGTGTAGGTACTAGCCTTACACTTGCGGGGACAGGGTTCTTAACATCTAACCTTGTTGTTAGATTTGTTCAAACTTCAGATGCTGTCGATGAAAATGTAACTGTTACTCCTACTTCTGATACAGCCGCTACTGTCACAATACCTGCAGCAGTATATAACAATGTTACAGCCTCGAATGTTGTCTCTGTAACCGTCACTAACTCAGATAACATATCGTCGGCTGCAGTCAGTAAAACTGCTGTGGCGGCTCCGTCAGGCGGCACAATCACTACAAGTGGTAACTACCGCATACATAGGTTTACGTCTTCAGGGTCTTTCGTTAACACACTATCTGGGCTAGATGCTGAGTATCTTGTTGTCGCTGGAGGCGGCGGCGGACACGGCGGGTATCAAAGCCCTGGCGGTGGCGGCGGTGGAGCTGGCGGTATGATAACCGGCACAGCCACTAATTTGAGTGTAGCTACGCATACA